CTTCTTCCACGTGCCCGCGTCTTTAATCCACACGCCGGTTGCCGTTTTCCATGTCCCGGCATCCTTGACGCGCGGCGAGATCACGGTTTTCCACGTGCCGGCGTCCTTCACCCGCAGATTCGTCAGGCCGCCGCCACCGCCGGCGTCCCACGCCGTAAACCCGGTCGGCAGCGTCAAGCCCGCCGCCGTGGGGTCCATCGTGACCTGTGATGTCGTCTCCGAAGCCTCCGTGCCGAAGGCCGGAAACCACGCGAAACCGCGAATGTCCGGAGTGACTTGCGTGCCGTCAAACTTCATCCCGGCGACGCTGTCAGGGTTGCCCGGAAAGTAGGTCGTGCCGTCGTGCAGCCAGACCCGCCCCGCATCGAAATCGACGAGCAAGTAGCGCACGCCCGCCGCAATCACCGCCCCCGGCATCGTGTAGAACGAACTTTGATCCTGGCCGCCGCACTCCATGTCGCCGTTTTTCTTAATGGCCATGCCGTTGGCATCGCCACCCAGCCGCGAGCCGTTCCACCCCGAGCGCGCCAGGCCAAAGCGAATCTGCGTGCCCGACACGTTGCACGTGAACTTGACGACCTTCTTTCCTGAACTTTGCGACGTGTCGCCGCGAATGCCGGCGTAGTAATTCGACGTGCCCGACCGCTTGACCGTCAGGTTGGCGGCGGTCAGCGCAAACGTGTCGTTCCACGCCGTGCCGCTTGACCAAATCGTCATCTCAGACCTTGAACCAGATATCCCCGTCCGCGCCGCCCGAGGGGTCGGACGTCGAGACGGTCACGCCCTGATAGGCTTTCGTGGCGCCGTTGACGTAGGCGAACAATCCCGCGCTCGTCTGCCAGACGTCGCCGTTGACGGGCGAGCTTGGCGCCGTTCCGGGCGGCATTTTCAGCGACGCCGCGCCCGTCGCGGAGGCCGGCACCGTCACCGGCAGCGCACACGCGATAGATGTCGAACTGATCGCAAACCGTTGTGTGCCGCCGACGCCGATCATGACCGCCGACGCATTGCCGTAGAGGCCGACCGTCGCCGAGCCGAAATTGATCGACGTCGCCGACGCCGTGCCGGAATTCGGCATGACCAGCGGCCCGGTCATCGTCGCGCCCGCAAGTTGCGCATAGCGCGCGTCCGCGTTCGCCCGGGTCGGAATGTCGGTCGCGTTCGCGACGCCGATCAGCCGCTTGGTGAACGTGTCGGTCCCGGTTTGCTCGACCAGGCCCGCCGTCGTGTTGAGCCCCGCGAGCGCCGTCAGCGTCGCGTCGAGCGGCTGGCTGCCGACGCCGGTCGCCTTCTGCACGATGACCGCCGTGCGCGCGTTGTCGAGCGCCGCGCCCCCGTCGAGATACGTGACGGTGAAGTCCCAATAGGCGCCCGCGTCGGTGGCTGCCGTGACCGTGTAGCGCCGCCATTTGGTGGCATCGCTCTTCTTCTGCATGAGCAACTTATCGCCGATGCCGATCTGCGCCAGCATCAGCGCCGCGTCGTTGGCGGGCGCGGTTTGCTCGTGGAGGTAGACATGCGTCACCAGCGTCTGGTTGGCGTTGTTCATCCTGAAATTGCCGGCAATCGGCGGCGGCGTGTAGGCACTGCCGTTGAACGTGTAATCGAAATAGCCGAGCAGGCCGACCATGCCGGTCGCGCTATCGACTGCGCCCTGGACGAAGGCCGTCGTCGCAATTGACGTGTCCTCGTCGCCGGCCGGCGGCGTCGGCGCTTGCGGATCGCCCGTGAAGACCGGCGAGACGATCGGCGCATAGCCGCTGATGACCGGCACCGCAAACGTCTTGTCTCCGCGCCAGAACGTCGTGGTGTTCCCCGGCGCCGTGATCGCCGGCTCAAAGTCGCTCGCATCCGCTTCCGCCGCCGTGCCGAGCCCCGTCACCGTATGGTTTGAATTCCAGTCGGACGGCTGAACGAGCGACGCATCGCCAATGTCCGCGATCGCCGATGTCTTGGCGTGCTTGACGAGGACCGCCATCGCTTAAGTCCCCGGAGGCTGTTGCCGCGCCGCGCGCACGCGCTGCAATTCCGCCGCCACCGCAGCGCGATGCTGACGATTGCCGTCGTCAACGCCCTTGATCGTCGTGCCTAACGCCTCCATTGCCTTCGACATCGCCGCGGTGGCCTGCGCCATCGCCGCAAACTGCTTTTCGAGCCGCGCATTGTCGTCGCGCTGCGGCTTCGTTTTGGCCATCTCGGTGTCGGTGACGGCTTTCTGCTTCAGGCCCTCGCGGCGGTTTTCGTGGTCGAGCGCCTGCCGGTTGCGCTCGCCGTCGTAATGCGTCGTCAATTCCTGCTTGCGCGCGTCGGCGACGAGGTCGTGATCGAGCTTGCGCCGTGCCGCGTCGGCCTCGGTCGTCGCCTTCAATTTCGCCTTGGCGGCCTCGGTCGCCAGTTCCTGGTCGTGCTCCCTCCGCTGCTGGACCAGCTTCTGCTGATGCTCCTGTTGCGCGAATGCCAGCTTTTGCTGATGAGATTGCGCCGCTGCTGCCGCCGTCAACTCCTGTTCTTTTGCTTGCAGAGCCAATTTCTGCTCCTCCGGCGACGGCGGTTGCCCCTGCTGCGCGGCGGCCTGCTTGCGCTGCTGCATCCGCTCGACGATCTGATCGCGGTTCTTGATGTTCGGCGCCGCCAGGATCAGATCCTCGAAGGGTATCTCGTTGTTCACGTCGACCTTCTTGAGTTCCACCAGCGCCTGCCACTGCTCGATCTGCGGCGCCACGACGTCGCTGACGTCGTCGATGTAAATATCGACCTGCGCCTGCGCGACGTTGTTCTCGATGCGCTGCTGCCCGGTCATCGGGTCGATGTCGGGCAGTTCAATCACTTGCCCATCCGGAAGCGGCAGTCGGGTGGTCGCCGGCTTGTTGAGCGCCGCAAAGCGCACGTTGCGCTCGTCGTCGGTAATCCGCACCCACTTCTGGCCGGTCCAGTACTGGCGAATCCTGTTCCACACCATGCGGTACACCCGCTTGTCGAAAAAGCGCAGGTTGTCCAAAAGGTCGCCCATCTCGATCATGCCGCCTTGCTGGCTCGCCATGATCGCCCGGCCGCTGGCACTGTCGCCGGCCTCGCCCATCATCGCCGAATTCGGGCCCATCAGGTCGATCTCCTGCTTGGCCTCCTGCAAGAGCTGAATGTGCCCGGCCGCGAGGTCGACCCGCTCGCGGAATTGGAAACGGTTCTCGGCAAGGCCACCCGGCGCGATCTTGATGACCCCGTCGGGCCGCGCCGCCTCGGCGCGCGCCTTCTCGAGGTCGTCGACAACGCCTTCCTCGTAAAGGATCTGGTTGGAGTTCAGAAGGTGCAAGGACTTCGAGCGCCGCTTGTTGATCTCGTCCTGCGGGCTGATCATCTCCCGCACCGCGCCGTAGCGCGCACCCTCTTGATCGACGTAGGCAGACTGCGCCACCATCCCGGGCTCGCTGTCGCCGTCGTCGGTCACATAGGGGCTCTTGCCGTCGAGAAGGATCCCCTCCTTCGTGAACTCCGCAAAATACCAAGCGTCGGCGCTCTTCCCACCCGTCCGCTTGATCCACATCTGCACAATGCGAACCCGCTTGCGCTTGCGGTCCGCCCACACCTGATAAGACGGCTTGTCGTCATAGGTGTCGGAATAGGTCGCTCCGGCCAGCGTCTGCTCTAATTCAGCCGCCTTGTCGGGCCAACGGCTCAGCGCGTCCTCGTAATCCATCCACCACACGCCGCCGAAGTAAGTCGCATCCGAGAAGTCCAATTCGAGGCTGTGCGGATCGTGGAAAAAACGGTCCCAGCGAAAGCGGCGGATCTCGATGCAGATCTCGTTCGCATCCCCGGCATAGCTGTCGTCATACCCCTTCACGCAGACCTCGACCGCGCCCGTCCCCTCGATCAACATGTTCCGCCATACCGCACTGCGGGTCATCTTGAAGTCCGTGTCGTCAATCACATAATTCAGCGCATCCGTGCACGCCTCCGCGTCCTGCTCATGCGCCGGCGTCCGGGGTAAGGCCCGTGGACGGGTCCGCTGCTGCTTCTCTAAGCCGACCAGGAAGTCTATTTTTCTTTTGATCCTATTGATGATCACCGCCGGCTGGCCGCGCTTTTCGAGTTCCTTCAGTTCCTTCTCGTCAAGCTGGTCTGAATCAACGTAGCGGCGATCGCGCTCCGCCAATTCGCGCGCCTCGTAGGAGGCCTCCTCGCTCTCCTCGAACCGGCGCACCAATGACGGCAGGCCAAAGGGATCGTCCTCGTCGTCCCGCACACGTGCGTTGTCGACGACAAGCGATACTGCCATAGGTTTTGTCCGATGGTGGTGGAGATATGTCGAACAATCAGCCCAAAACCGATCGCTCCGAACTCGAGGCCCTCGTCGACATCCTGCACGACATCGCCAACGGCAAAGGATGGCACACCATCCCGCCAGGCCAGGGCCAGAACCTCGCCGAAATCATCCTGACCGAGCGCGGCCTCTGGCAGATCGTGCCCGAGTTCACCGATCCGGAACTCAAAAAACGATTCGAGGAAAGCCTCGCCATCCTGGAAGGCAGGCTGCCACCAAGGACCCGCCCCTAAACCGTCTTCCAACTCACCGCAGACGGTCCATCGTCGTCCCACGCATCACGCCGCCGGAACGGAACGATGTTGTCTTTGGTCGGAGCCAGCATCCGGTCCAATAATTGCCCGCACAGCCCAAGGCTGTCGACCACGTCATCGTGGGTGCCGACCGGAAACCTCAAGAGCTCGTCAATCAGATCATTCCGGTAGGAGGCTTGCCGCAGGATCCGTAACCCCTGCATCGCCATCCGGCCCCGGATGCTCTGAGCCCGCACCGCCTTGTCATGCCGCGTCGGAAATTGCTCCCTCACCGTGTACGCCTGACGCTCCCGCATCCGCTTGAGAAGAAATGGCCCGACGCCTGACTTGATCTGCCCGCTCTCCTCAGCCCAACCCATCGGCTTCCACTTCCTGACAAGGTCGCAGTACGCCTCAACCCACTCGTCGCTGCTGGCCTGCTTGCGCCAAAGGTCCAGAAGATAAAGGTCGTGGTTTCCGTCAACCCCGATCACAACATGAACCGTGTAGTCCCCGCCGTCGGAGGTCACCGCATAGTCAGAGCCGCCATAAACCCGAAGGGTGCTCCGGTCCGGAAGGCCGTCCACGTCAATCAGCCACTCACGCTTGAAATAGCTCCCGTCGTCCGGAGCCGGCCTCCCCTGGTACAAGGCGCTCCATATGCGAGGATTGCGCTTCGCCGTGTCAACCATCTCCGCCGTAAACCACTCAGGCCAGAGACGCTGCCCAGGGGAGCGCCCTAACGGGTCGTCCAGGCCCTCCGACTCCATCGGGATGTTCAGAACCTTCCACCGGCCAGGCTCCTCCTCAAGAAGACGCCCGACGAGGTCCGCCTCATGCCAGCGGGTGCTTATGATGACCGCCGCAGCATGCGGCTTCAGCCGCGGAACCGCATCCGCAACCCACCAGTCCCACTGCTTGTCCCGGATGATCTTGCTGTCCGCATCATCCGCAGAACGGAGGGGATCGTCGATCAGCAGGCAGTTGTGGACTAGCACTCCGTTGCCGAAAAAGCAGTGGGTCCCCTCCACTTCAAGGTCGAAGACATCGGCTGGCTGGCATAGGCGCTCAACCAGGACCACAGGATCCGCGGCGGCTTCGACTTCTCCGCCGCATGAAATTGCCGATGGCATTTGCGGCAGAGCGTCACGAGGTTTTCCAGACGATTGTCCCAAGGCAGGCGATTGATGTGATGCACATCGAGAGGCCAACCGGTCACACACACCACGCAACGGTTGCTGTCGCGTTCCAAAATCTTCTGCCTGACTTTGAACCATGCCCTGACCGCAGACCGAACGGTCGTAGCCCTGCCATGCCTGTAAGTCGGATTCTTCGCACCCTTCATCCGCTCCCGGTGCAAAACACTGCTGCATTTGCGTGAACAGGTCGTTGATGGGTTCTCGGCTCGCTCCATAGTGAGGGGATGGAATTCGGTCCGACAGACCGGGCAGGGCTTCAAAAACACTCTGCGCCGCTTCTCTCCCAACTCGCGGATGCTCGTCAGCCGGCACTCCTCGGAGCAATAAAAGGAGTTCGCTCGCTCCTGATTTCTGGGTTGCATGGCGGCGCCGCAGCGCTTGCACGCCCGCTGGCCATTGCCATGGACCGCCAGGTTCATTGCACGCCCGCTGCAAGTTAGGCCGCAATAGAAACCCGTTCGGCCCTTCAATACCTTCTTGCGAAGCTCGTAACTCTCCCGCTCGCTCGTCCCCCCACACCACCCGCAGAAGAACGTCACCCACACCAAGGGACGACGACGGGGTCCAACCCCGGCGAGTGTAGAAGCGATGATCTCCCGTTGCTGTAACCACACGGCCAGAGGCAGTGCGTACCCGCCAGAGGGTTTCGGTGCGGCGCCGAGCGCAAGCAAGAACTCGAGCAAAACAGGGGGCTTTTTCCGTCTCGGCATAACTCAGTACATAGCGGGGCACTGGGCCGAGCTGCAATTGATCAATAGGCAGAGACCCCTCAAGCGTGTGAATGATGGTGTCGCCCGTGACGCAATCCGCACGCCGGCCCGCTATACTGCCCCCGACACCCGCCGCAAAGTATTCACCGCCTCGGCTCGTCTCCCAACGACCCGCCGCAGCATTGTCCGACCGTATCCCAAAGTCTAGCGTCTCGGAATGCTCCTCAACAAGGTTCCTAACTCTTCGGCCCCACCGCTCCGCCAGCTCAACCGTATGACTGGCCGCAATGATCAGGTTTTCAGGGTGGTTCGCCAGGTACCACGCCGGGAAAAGAACACTCGCGTAGGTGGATTTCGCACTCCCAGGCGGAAGTGTCAGGATGAGACGGTCGTTCCTCCCCGCGCTGATCGCCTCAAGCGCCGCAATGATAACCTTGTGATGCGCCGCAGGACTGAACCCGCACAAAAGCGCCCACTCCGTCAGGCTCTCCCGAATGAGAAGACGACGCAAATCAGGAAGTAACGTCTTCAGCTCTGCCTGATGCTCAGCCCGCCACGTCTCAGGACCAGCCGAAGCCGCTAAACGAAGCAGATCGGAAAGCGACTGAGACATGCCAAAACCAGGAGAAATTATGGACGAACGTTGCAATCAATGCCGCTTCTGGAGGCCCAATGACATCCAGAATAAATTATTCCCACACCCAGACGATCACATAGGCGAATGCCGCCGATGCCCCCCGTTGCCCCCGCTCAACCTCTACGACATCCGAAATATGCTCGCCGGTCTCGCCGCCAAAATCGGCGCCGACGAGGAAACATGGAGAGAATGGGAAACCGGAGTCGCCGATACTCACACCGCTCTCTGGCCATCAACCTCCGCAGTCGAATGGTGCGGTGAATTCCAAACCAAAAATTGAAATTTTTTCAGCGAAAAGGCCAAAGGGTGGGAGATGGGACCCAGGGTGTTCGCCTTCCGCCACAGCAGCGGGACATACCCCGGGGGGGGGTCTGATATGCTAGGCGCCGCGAACAAGGCCGGTCAGGGCCTCGCCCGCGACGCCAGCGGACAGATTCGGGGACGCCACGCATTGCAGTTGCCCGCGCTCAATGAGAACGGTCAGATCGGCGTCCGTCAGCTTCTCAAGGAATGGGAAACACCACCGATAACGGGCAAGATGCAGATACACCGCAAACTCGTCGAACGCCGCCTCATGATGAGGGCCGTTGAGATCCTCCGGGCCGTAACGGGTAACCAGAGCACCGCCAGCGTCAAATTGAGCTGATGCCATGCGATCAGCGTCCGATCGCTGCGTGTTGATCTCGTCGTGCATGCCTCGACTATAGCGCCGGTTCGTCGTCCTCCTCAACCGGATTAGGCTTCAAATCCAGCGTCTTACAAACCCCATCGTTCGTTGGGCTTTGTGCAGCCTCGAGCAAAGAGAGCGGCTTGCCAGTTGCGCGAGCAATCAGATCCTTGAACCGCTCGGCAAAGCTCTCGATCGAGAGATCATGCGCAACGTTAACGTGTAGCTCTTTCGGCAGCAGGCCAGCAGCTATGCGTAAGTAAGTTGCGGGATCTTCCTCTCGAACACGCTCGATTACCCGTTCTCCGTGCTCCGCGAAGTCGCGCACGACGGAGTCGACGAGGCGCATTTCAAGGTCGCGGCGCGTGCCGAGCTTGCGGCCGCCATTCCCCGCATTGCCGAGGACGAATCTGCCCGTTTTGGGGTCTTGTCGCGGTCCTGGAGGCGGTTCGGCGGCCTTATTTGGTCTGATTCTGACCTTTTCCAGCGGTTTTACGGCTTTTAGACCGTTTTTCACCATCATCGCAATGTTTTGGTTTAAGGACTGCTTGCGAGCGACTGTTATCACGCACTTTCCGAGACTGCTGCTCTGACATTGCGCGCAAGATAATTTCAAGATCAAGTGCTGAAATTGAAATAATTGTGCGCAACCCGATCTTGCCTCGACGTGACCCCGAAAAACCCGAGCTTGGCCGTTGGAATAGACAATTTAGGCTTCTCGCGCCAAACCGCCGCCAGTGACGCTACATCTCACCGGCGATCGCTATTCTAGCTCAGGTCGAGGTTTGTACTTTACGATCCGTGGGCCATGGTTCTCGTTTTCGCTCACGGCAAGCTTTGCCGCCCGTCCGACTGTTGAGCGCATTGAGACGATCTCCGACTTTTCGTGCCGCATCGTGAGTTCGGTGTCTGGGTCGATGCCTTGAGCGACAAGCATCCGAGCGCCGTGATAGAACGGCTGGCCGGTTGGTCTCCCGATTGGCTCGCCGTTGACGTATCCTTGGAAACGCCCGCGTCCCTTGGCCTTCACCACAATCTCGATCATTCGTGTTTTCCCTAAATCCTGAAATGCCGGGCGAGCGAGCGCAACGCGTCGCTGACGGCGTTTGTGAATTCTCTGGTCCATGACCTTTCGTCGAGCTCGGGATGGGCCTCAGTGGCCGCCAGAATGGCCGCCGAGAGGCTACCGGCAAGACAGCCACCCACCTCGTTCCACTCGCGCAGCCATTTCCTTCGCAAGCTTGGCGGCAAGTCGGAACCTTTGCCGTTTCGGCTGATGAAGCCTCGTGGTGCTCCGATGGCTCGGAGGTAATGTTCGCGGACTTCGACGAAGGCCAACCCGGCCTGTTCGAGTTCTCCGGCGGTAAATCCGCCGTGGCGCCAGTCGCGGATCTTTCCGGCCTTGATGGCTCGCTGCCATGGGGTTGCGGCGACATTGGATCGTTCGCCGCGTCGGTGGGGCTGTTTGGCTGCCGCCGCGACGACGTCCTCGGGCCGGGTCCTTGGCAGCCCTTGAGCAGCCCGCCGCAATCGCCCGTTTGGTTCGCGGTTAGGCAAACCGCGGCTCATGGTTTGGTTTTCCCGGCGATGGCGTCGAGTTTTTTTCCGAGTTCCGGTCCGATGACGAGGGTTTCGTTCCAGACCGTGTGGCGCAGGCGTTCGAGTTTGTCCTCGGGGGGTTCGTTCGGGCCGTAGGGCTGGGCCTCGTGGCGCATTTCCGGTTTGACCACGTCGAGCCAGCGGGCGACCGCCAAGGAGAGGGGCGTGAAATCATCAGGCTCGGGCATCTGCGGCACCTTTCGGGTCGAATTCGTGCGGCCAGTCGGCGGGGAACATGCGCCAGCAGAGGTTCGTCCCGGGTTCGCGGGAAGGCCACTGGTCGCGCTCGCAGAGGCCCATGCCCTTGAGTTCGGACGTGGGGTCCTTGGCCCGGAAGTAAGCTTTCCAAGCGTTCCAGCGCTCGACGTCCGTTGGTCGGAGCATGACGCCGAGTGGCTTGCCTGCGGCCTTCTGGACCTCGAACCAGGCATGGGCGCGTTTTTGGTATAGTTCGTCGGTCATGGTGCCGCCCTTCGTTGGGAGCGAATTTCCTCCACGAGCCGGGCATGCTCGGCATCCTTGGGCTTGATCGGCACGACCTTGGCGGTTTGTGGATACGGCTTGGCGAGGCAACGGAGCAGGTAGGCGGCGCGGTTTTCGACGTGCTCGAGTTTGGCGATGATCCGGAGCCGTTGCGGCGCTGGGAATTCTGTTTCAACGCGGCCCAGGAGCAACTTTATTTCTTTTTCTTTCTGGTCGTCGTCTTCGGACGGCGAAGCGGCGCCCGACGGAGCGCAGCCGTCCGCCGCGCCGTTACGCGCGGTCGTCAGACTTTCTTCTTTTTCGATAGAAAAAGTCTGACTTCTGGCGCGCGCCATGGGTGTAACACTCGTTACGCTCGTTACGCTTTTGTCGTTACGGTTTCCCGTAATGCCTCCTTTTTTTCCTTGAGTGCCAGTGCCTTCCGGACCGCCACCGTTACGCTGGCGGGCCCGATAGCGGCGAACCCTTTCAGCAGCTGTCGGGTCGGCCATTTCGGCCCTTTTGATATCCCGTAACATGCGCCGGCAGTAGATTGCGCCGTCCGCCTCGTCGCGACTGAAAACCCCGTTTTCATCGAGTTCGGCGAGCAACGGTGCAATGTCTTCGGAACCGCTCCCGACCAGACGGGCAAGTTGCAGAGGCGTCATCGGCTTATCGCCGATCCGCAGGAACCCCCGTCCCTCGTGCATCAGGCACAACATTTCAAACCACAAGCCGCGCGCCGCCAGGCTGCAAATCCGGACGGCCGGATCCGCACGCCAATCGGTCGGGAAGAACTTCAAGAAAGGCTGTCCGCTCATTTTCTTCCCCGCCAATTCTTAGGATTACGCTTGCATTGCTATGCCTTTACTTCACTGAAACGCGAACCCGCATATTCCGGAATTAGACGGCTTCGCCCATATCCATTTCCGCAATCGCGCACAGAAAATCGCACGACGGCACGAGCGCATCCGTCACCGGCCAATCAGCCGGGATCTCGTCGATGAAAGCCCTTATCCCCTCGATCCGGCACAGCCGCACGTCCAGGCTCCGCGCGAGGGTCGCCATCCGGTCGAAACGCTCCGGGAACTCTTTCCGCACGAGCGCCCAATAAGCGGGCGAGGTCGCCTTGACGCACGGCAGGCAATTCGCGTTTGGTAGCCCCAGCGCATAGGTCACCGGCGGCGCAACCCCCGCCCGCTCGAGCATGGCAAGGCAGGCCGCCTTGGTGAGACCGCGCTCGATCAGCGGCGTCAGCACGGTCAATTCCGGGAAGTTGGCCCGCAGCCGCTCCGCCCGCACCACGTCCGGTCCATCCGCCGTGTAGCCGAACACATGCCGGTCATCAGGACGCTGGAACGCCAACCGCGGGGCAATCTTGAGATCGACCGTGCACGGCGCCCCGTCGATCCCGGCGAGATAACGCCGCTTTTCCCAGACCTCCCACGTATCCGAGTAACGGTCGGATTTGATGGAAACCACCGGCCGGTCAAACCAAACTTCGCAATCCCGCAGGAAGCGCTTGTTGTCTTCATGCTCCGACCCCGTGTCGCAATAGACCGGAACACACCCCGGCGTCAGCTTGGTCGCGACGGCAGAGGCGGCGCCGCAGGAGAACCACGACAGCGTTCTCACGTCCCGACCTCCGTCTTAAGCACGCCCCAGCCCACGAGCACCGCCACCGCCGCGTCGTAAGAATCCGCCACCGCGTAGGTGACGCCGTGCGCCAGGCACCACGCCTCGAAAGCCACCTGTGCCTCGCTCTGCCGCCCGCCGCGCCTCTTCAGCTCAAGGCCGCAGAACTCGCCGCCCGGCGAGATGAAGACGAAATCGCTGACACCACGCTTGAGCCCCATGCGCTTCAGCCGCGCGCCGGTTGCCGCCGAACGCTTCTCACCACTGGGAAATGCCGTCCAGAACCAGTCCGGATCGGCGCATTGGCGCAGCAGATCGGCGAGCGCGCACTGCGTGCGAAACTCAGGCGCCGCCTTGGGCCGCGTGCCGCGCTGGCGCTTGCCCTTGAACAAATGGAGTTGCCGGTATTCGGCCAGGGAGACACGGGCGGTCATCGAAAAACGCACGGCCTCCGCAATGAGG